ATCTTTTCTCAAGTTCACGCAATGACATTACTGCGTCAGCACGATCTTCTTCAAGCTCTACAAGCGCGGCGGCATGTTCTTCCTTGTCGCCAATTTCCGCCTCCATCGCCTCCTTTAACAAATCCCTTTCGTTTAAGTATCGAATTTCGTTTAATTCAAATTCCGTAGCGTTGCGCGAGCGCATCATTTCCAGCCCGGACTCAATGCGTTCTGTCTCTGCGGCCTGTGCCGCATCTTGTGCTTCGATTTCTTCGTCGCTGAATGTGAGCTGAACACCTGATCCAGTATCGCCGCCGCCGGTGTCGCCACTATCAGAAACGCCGCCACTGACTGCGGCTATAGGCTCACCAAATCTAGCAGCTACCTCATCACGCTTGCGCATCAAATCGTCAAGTTGATCCTGAAGATTGTCGAGTAATACGCTTCTGGTTTCGTCCTCAGTCCCGAACAACTTTGATAAAAATGAACTCTTTTCCGCGCTTGATTCTATGTCCTGAATCCGTTTTGCTATCTTAGCGATTTCAGAATCAATAGCACGAACGCTTGGGATTGCGCCGTTAATGTCCTCTGATAATTGTTTGCCTATCGCTCCGCTAAATTCAGTGATTACGACAATGCCTTTTGCAAATGCGCTTACCAGTGCGATAACCGCAAATGTTAGCGTAGCGAATGCTTTTTTGGTCGCCGGGTCTCCGCCGGTTCCTTCCAATAGATCGCCGAAAGCATTTTTCAATCCTTCAAGTGCGCCGCCGAATGTATCTCTTGCTGCCTTTGCCGATCCGCCAAATTGTGTTTCTAATTCTTTTAAAATTACAGACTGAGCGCCTGCCATGTCTCCGGCTTCTTGCAGCGACTTAATGACTTTTTTCTGTTCTTCTGAGAACGTTATTCCTGACCGGGTTAGCATAGTGAGGCCGGTCGCCGGATCGTTTAACGCCTTACCTAATTGAATGGCAGATGATTTTAAATCCGTTCCCATCGCCTGAGACATATCGAGCATAGCATCGATCGTTCTAGGCAGAACGTCACCCTGGATTTTTGTGAACGTTAATAGTAAGGCTTCACCGGCAATGATCGTTTCATCGCCAAACGTTGTAACGTCCTGCAATGAACTTGCAAGCTTTTGAAGTTCTTCTGATGTTTTACCGGCTTTGCCACCGGTTGATTTTAATGCGGACTCAAGCTGTGCAATAACCCTTTCTTGCTCAATGGTTGCGCTGATAACGGACTTCATAGCAAGGCCGATACCAGCCGCGCCTAAAATTGCACCCAATCCCTTGAACGCGCCACCGACTTTTTTAGCCGCTTTGACGTTTTGCTTTGATTGTTTTTCTAGTTTATCAAGGCGCTTGGTGGCCTTGACAATCTGATCAGATTTAACCTGGATACCTAGTTTTGCGATATCTTCGCTCATGTTGTACGCCTTATCGAATCCAGTTTAATCATCAAGTCAATTTCCCACGGTATAAGAGTTGACCCTGTCACGCGCTGGTAAGCATCTATTTCAACATACCCTATATTTTCACATCCGTTTCTAATATCTATGTATTCTAGCCATAAATATTCCAAGTCTTGTGGTATTTCTGGCTGATCCATCAACCCTTCAGGTGTAACACCGTGTTTATCCTGAATGTGTTTCCATTGAGCTATTCGGCTAGTTTTTGAATCCTTGTCAAATCCGTAAGCATGAAACGACCACTTTGCAAAATCTATAAGCCGTTTTGCTAGGCTTTCATAAAATTTTTGCGTTTAGCGATAAATACATCTACTTGATCTTTGAGATAAGGTGCATTCAAAAAAAGCTGTTCGGCTTTTTCTTTCGTGAATTTTAATTCCTTGCCCTTATCTTCAAATCCTCGCCATCCAATAATGATATCCGACATCAACTTGGCTTCCGCTAATGTCGTATCGTTACCCATCATAATTTCACGCTTTGACTGATTAAAGCCTTTGCGAAAGGTTTTCGAGTCAACGCCTTTCACGGTGATGTGCATATCAAGCAGTTTACCAGTTGGCCCCTTGACTTGCATTTCCGCGCCGCGTTCATGATCCTCTAAAGTATAAAGCTGATCAATGTTCATTTAGATTTTTCCTTTTAAACTGGGTTACGTTCTATAGTTAGGTTTGAACCTTCGGTTGAATCATACAGCGCCGTAAAGGGTAGCGCGATAGTGACTTCGCCTTCACCCTCAACGTCTGGTTGACCGCCTGTATAGATGATATTCGGGAAAGTGAAATCGTAAGTGTTGCCCGCTTGGTCTTGCAATACAAAGACCAGGCTTGATGATGTTTCGTTTATAAATTTATTTAGCAGATCAGAGTTTTGGAAAAATGCCGTCATTGTTCCGGTCACGCGACTCTTTCCGATACTTGGTTCAAGCGTTACATCAGAGCCGACAACAAACAATGGGTTTAATCCGTTCTCTAATGTCATTTCGACGGACGTTACAATTGCAATGGCCGATCCGCCTTCTGTAATCGTTCCGCTAAACGAATCAAATGGTTCGGTTGTGGTTGCAGCCGGATAAGTTGCCCCAGATAGAATTGCAGTTCCTATGCTTTGGTCTTGGCCGATAAATCCAAATGAACCCGTAATAATCGAATCAGGTGCAACCGATAAACTAAAGTTGTTTAGCTGCATGCCTGTATATCGGTGCCACTCTGGGGCGTCCAGGTTCGCAAAGTGTCGCTCAAGTGTAAACGATCGGCGGGTTACGCCTACTTGTAATTGGTCAATGCCTGCTGATGGCACGCCGATATCCCATGTCCCACACATAACCGCCTCAAGAAAATCATCAAACGTTCCGTAAGATAATTCAAAAGGAACATCACCGGCTATAGATTTATTGCCGTGTCGAAAATGTACAATCTGTCGATCGGGTCGAATCTCTGCCGACTCTAACGCGCTCTTTGACATACCCGGCGATGCGCCAGTGTGTCGAATGTCAGTGAATGCGGGTGTTCCTGGAGTTGTGCCGAATGTCACTTCCGCAATAGCCCCCATTGAATGCCTTGCGCCTGTTGCTGTCTTTGCCATCGGTCAAATCCTCGGTTGCGTATATGATATATAAACTATTTCAATCGGAACTTGAAACCATCCGTCCGGGTTATTTATGGCCGGTAGCTGGTTTACATTCCTGATCCTTACATTTCTTGAATTATAGGTCAAATCTGTACCACGTTTGAATCTATCGGCAATCTTATCAACCATTCTCATTGCTTCTTGTTTGCCTTTCCCGGCCTCGGCAAATACGTCGACCTGATACACGCCCACGTTCATATCCTCGCCATCTTCGCCCAAAGTCGCTTGCGTTGAATCGCCCGGTATCAGCGTAGGTCTGATATATAAAGTTCCTGTCACTGGCGAAAAGTTTTTATTAGGCCATGCCACGGATGGTAAGCTCGTCATATCGTATAGGTGTTCATCGAGCGCACCGCTGATATCTGCGAATACTGTCATTTTTGCGCCTTCGCATTTTTGTTTACAATGGCCTGAAATTCGGCGACCGTTACCTTAACCATTCCGGCTGGTGCTTGTGTGCTGCTGCCATCTTCAATTACTTTTGCATAAGGCAAGTTGTTAACTAAAAAAATAGAATCTCCGAGCTTAGCTTTGAACGTTTTATTCTTGGCGTCCTTGATTGTTTTGCCGCCGCCTTTGTCGGTATCTTTTGCCGTGCCGGTTGGTGGTGAATTTATTTCGGACTGCCAATTCGCACGTAAACGGCCAGTGTCTACAGGCGTGCGCTTCACAATATTTGCGAACAATCCCAAAGCAGTCCCGCGAAATATATTTGTTGCCGCCCTGGTTGCTTTTTCGTTAAAGTTTTTTATGTCCTGATCAAAGCTCATTTTCTTAATTGAATCTCATATAAAACAACAGTGCCGCCGGGTGATGTTGGAGTGACGTCCATTACTCGATAAGCCGCACCATCAACAACAGTTGTATCACCTATGGCTGGCGCGCTTGTGGTTGCCTCGAACAATAATCTGATATCGCCTTTTTGTATGCGCGTGCCGTCAACTTCGGTTCGATGATAATCAAAGGCCGCGCCATTCCCTGCGATCGTTGTTTCGTAGGTCTCATCCTTGCCCGTTGCTGGATTAAAAAAATTGGTGACCTGGCGGGTGAAGGTGAGGGATTGCCCTTTATCAGTCAACAGTCTAGTAGCAACTGCCGCGAGGTTTGAATAGAAGCTAGGCACGGAATGCCGCCGTATTGATGCCGCCAGAGCCAGCCTTCAATAGTTTATTCAGCTTCATTTCAGACGCCTTCAGGTATGTTTGACTGTAGGTGCCATCCATGTATTCGACCTCGATATCGCCCACTTTTTCCTTCTTTGTTTCACGTGAAACATTGTCCAGCGGGCTATCACCCCCATCAATGCCGATAGCAAGCTCACACAGGGAATCAATCAAAAGCTGTGGGATGGCGTCTACGTCAACATAGTAATGGTCAATGGTGACGCCATATCGGGGCCATTGTAGCGCCTGAGCATCGGTATATTTCACGCCCATAAATGGCTGTAATTCGAGATAATCCATAGCCCGGATAAGTAAATCAGCCTTTAGCGGGTCGGTGCTGGCCGCTAACGTAAATCCGCGATCAGTCGCATACGTTCCTAAATCTGTCTCGGAAACATACGAATTAGAATTCGCTTTTCCGGTGCCATCTTCAATAACAATCGTTGCTGACATAATTATCCCTTACAATTCATACCAGAAAAAACGGTAAGTAAAATCAAGCGTTCCGTTGTCGTTGTTTGTTATCTTCAACAAATAAGTATTGTCGCCGTCAATAATCCATTCAGCGACCACACCTTCAAGCTCACCTGCTGCGTTTACGCCTGTTCCGGTTGATATGGCCGTTGCTATATCAAGCCTTGATCCGTCGTCCGTTACTGTCGGCCCTTCATAGATATTTGATGCCGACGTGTTTGCTGATAATCGGTTTCTATTAATCGGTGTTTGGTCCGCTCCGTCTGCCGTGGTTGTTGGATTCTCAAAAAATTCTATATCGAAAGGCCCACCATCAGCCGTAAATTTAAAATATCGCCAATGGATCGGCGTTGTTGGATCAATTAATATATATGCGCTTGCAGTAGAGGCAAGCCCGGTTATTGTTCCAGATAATTGATAAACATTACCATTATGAATATGGGCGTGCTCTGTATCAATAACCTTTACAGCATCAGAAAATTGTTCAACAACGTCATTACCTTCCGCATCAGTAATGCGAATCGGCAAGGGATTATTAGCCGTAACTATAGAAGGGCTTGCGCCCTCCTGGTTTTCAGCTATGGCTAAAAAAATCCCTTGCTTCGACATTTCTTATTCTGGCTTAGCTAAATGCTCATCAACCAAAGCCTGTAAACCTGCCTTGTTTGCGCTTGATGAATACCCGATTTCGTTTTCATCCAGAATAGTTTTCAAGTCAGCTTTCGATAATTTTGATCGCCCTGGTACTGCGTCAAACAACACATGATCGTCAGTTAAATCTTCTTTGTTAATCACCATAAAGCCTTTTTCGTTGTCGGCTTCTACTTTTACTGTTTCGCAGGTTTCTGACATTTTTATTGCTCCTGTACTTGGATTGTAATTGATCGATCTTCGGTTCTACCGGCTGACGTAACTATCCGGCATGTTACGTCATACGATACGCCAGCCGTTCCGCCGGAAAGCCAAACGGTTACACTTGTATTTGTGTCTGTTGCCGAACCTGAATCAACTGTTATTCCGGTCTCTGGAATGATTGTATAGCTTGATATCGTTTCGCCGGACACAAGATAATCGGAATTACCAAGGCCGTTGGTCTGGCCTTTCCAATCAAATTTATAATCCTTTACCGCGTCCGGGTCTTTTATGTACGTTGGCATTAGGTAGGATCTGCGATTTCAATATCCCATGCTGGGAAGTTAACAGTGTTGCCGGACGTTAACGCCTGGCTGGTGCAGGTTGTCACATATAGTAATCGTGTACCGTCAACCAGTGCAACGTGTGTTGCTGTACCTGTTGTATCAACAGTAATAGTTGATTTAGCCGCTACCGTTACTTTGCGCCCGTTAGTATCGCCATCTGCTTTGGTATAATCTGTATCTGCAACCATTGTTGCATCAGCAAGAGCATAAGTTGTAACCGCTTCGGTTCGTGTTGTTGGTTCCGCCGAACAAGCGATCATCAAGTTTGATTGATCAACTACATCAAAGGCACCATCTAAAACATCATTGTGTACTGACTTCGCCATTGCATTTACTCCATGTTATCCGTGAGGCCTAACACAGAATTTTGAATATCCAGTGTTACAGGTTTGTCTGATCGCTCGTTGACTTCATCTCGGTCTAGGTCTTTCACCCAACCATTTTCCCACATCATTTGACCTACATCATCATCCATATTGTTTTTAATATCACCTTTGTCAAGATAATATGGATGGTGCTTAATATCTTCCAACGCTTCAATTCTCATGACTA